CAGAAAAGAAACTGTACCCTAAAGATATAAAAGCATTCCTTGATGAATATGTTATTGGGCAGGATGACGCAAAGAAAGTATTAGCCGTTGAAATTTACAACCATCATAAACGCATCACCCATCCAGAAAAGGAAATTCAAAAGTCAAATATCTTGATGATTGGAAATTCCGGTTCAGGTAAAACTTTGTTAGTACAAACGTTAGCAAAATTACTTAAATTACCCCTGGCAATCTGTGACGCAACCAATGTAACAGAGGCAGGATATGTTGGTAATGATATTGAAACCATTCTTCAACAATTGGTTGTATCGGCTAATGGTGATATTAAAGCAGCAGAGAAGGGAATTATTTTCATTGATGAAATTGATAAGCTGGCAAAACAGAATATAACCTCTGGTAATAAAGACCCAAGTGGTCTAGGTGTTCAGCAGGGGTTATTAAAAATGATTGAAGGTGCTACTGTACCATTAAAAGCCGAACCTAAAGGCTCTAAGGACTACATTAACACCTCAAACATACTGTTTATAGGGGCAGGGGCTTTTTATGGCTTAGACAAGCTTGTAGAGGCTAAACGGAAGGGGAAAACTACCTCAATAGGGTTCTCTGCATCAGTGGAAGTTTCAAAGGATGATTCCACCGAAACCAAGGAAGAAGATTTGATTGAATATGGGTTATTACCTGAATTCATTTCCCGTCTTCCTATTATTGTACAGTTGCAACCATTAACCAAGAATGATTACAAGAAAATCTTAACAGAACCTAAAAACAACGTCATCAAACAATATCAAAATCTAATGTCGCTTGATGGAATTGAATTAACATTTACGGAAAAATGTATTGACGAAATTGTTGATGAGGTGTATAATAGTAAACGTGGTGCGCGAGCTTTGCGGGGTTCAGTTGAAAAAGCTATGCGGCATATCATTTATAACTTAGATAAAGATCATGACAAAAAATTTACAATTGATTCCTTGCGGATTTAAAACTTGTGTATGTTGTAGCGGTAAATATGTACTTGGGGAGGTAATGCAGTTCAACGGTAACATGTATTTGTGCCGTGACTGTGTTGCTGACTTCACAGCGGCTTTCGCTAAAAAACTCCTGAAACTTGAAAACTTACGTAAGCAAGGAGCAGTATGAAACCTTTCCTTCACACAAAAGAACACAGATTAATACTACGAACCGCTAATTGGAAAGAATTTAATTGGAGTAAATGATGAAACCACTAAATAATAACGTTTTTGTAAAGAAAGAATCCCCTGAATATACAGGGTTATTGGTTGGAGTATCCAACGATGAATCACAACAAGCTAGAGTTCTGGCAATTGGTCCGAATGTAACTGTAGTGGCATTAAATGAGAAAGTTCTACTCGATTGGAGATCAGCAAAATTAATCAACGGTGATCTGTATCTCGTTAATGAAAAAGACATTGTGGCGGTCATCGAAGATGAATAAGGAATTGATTAACCTCATTAAAGAAGAATTTGATGTGATTCTGTCATCAAAAACTGGATGGGGTAGAAATGAAATCAAAACTGCACTTGACCAAGCAATTTACAATGCAGTTTTAAGGCTAATGGACAAGTAAAAAGTAGTACAAAACAAGGAAGATTATCATGACTTAGATCGTAAGTTGATAGGTAAAATAGAGAGGAAATTAAGCCACTATTACCTCTGGTGTAACTCCAGGTTCTATCATCTACCGAACACTCATATCTCAACTAGCAACATTTAGCAAGGTTAGACGTAACTACTAAATGTTGCTAGTTTTCTTTTATCCGCAACAAAGTGCTTGACACCCCACCAAATATTTGATATAATATATACAACTTCAACTAAAGTGGAATTATATCATGCTTTCAAAATTAAAATCATTATTTAAAAAATCAGAACCTCACAATTTACTTGATGAAACCAATGAAGAAGAAGCAATCAAAGCATTCCTTCTAGGCTCAAAACTAGAGGTAATAAAGTTCAATAGTTATTACTTTGTAAAAAATAATTCAGAAGTATCGACTATATTAGAACTAAGAGATTTCAAAAGTGCCAGTGACTACGCCGACCTAAAACTCGACCTTCTAAGTTCATTTGGGGAATCAGTGTACAATGCAGAGCATCAATTCCTATTCACCCTGATTGATGAACTAAAATGGGACACACTGTCGGTTGCTATACATATTGCAGAAAAAAGCACTGATGACTATGAAATACAATATAACATTATTCTTAATATTATGGATAGCGAACTAAAATGGTAAGAATTATTGGTGATGCTCCAGAAACAGTAAAACAAGCAACATGTTATAACTGCGCTACTCGTTTAGAGTACACAATGAATGAAGTTAAGGCATACCACGGTAAAGACTATTCAGGTGGGTCTGATGGTAGAGAGTGGATCAATTGCCCCAAGTGTGGAAAAGAAGTTGTAGTTCGGTCATGGTGATACTATGGTAAATTCAGATAGAATGTCCGACGAAGAATTCAACAAATTAGTAACTCGCATAGTGAAAATAGTATTTCCTAACAGGTACACTGACCTCTCAAAAGTGTTATGGAGGCTCAGTAAAGGTTGCAGAGAATACTCATATTATATCGTGAAAGATGCATGTTGGAGATATAACATCGAATTAACAGACGAACTTTTTGATTGTGCATTGGGTGAAGTGAACGATGGGATAGAAGTTGAATGGGAAACTGAATTTCTACCAGAACTTACTGGGGATAGCTATCAAGATTATAATCGTAATAAAATGCTAGAACATAGCAAAGAAATAGATGAATATTTTTTCCGGAGAAAACAATGAAACCCACCTACCTTGAGTGTTCATGTCTTAGCGATGAACATATGATCAAATTAATTTACTGTAAAGATACAGAATACTATCCTGATCTTTATATTCATTATTTCCTCCAAGAAAACACCTTCTGGGAGAGAGTGAAGAGTGGCCTGCGTTATATTTTTGGTCACAAATGCAAATATGGACATTTTGGTGAAACCGCATTTGATATTGAAAATGCTATCAAGTTCAGGGATACGCTGGACGAATTTATACACGATCACCGAATAATGGAGATGAAGAAAATAAATGAAAATTAGTTATTGCTCGGATCTACATTTGGAGCATGGACCAATTGATCTGGATGAATTCTACAACAACAATAAATCAGAGATATTAGTTCTAGCTGGTGATATTTGTGTAGCTAGTAGATTAGCAGCAGATGAATCAGAGTGGTACTACCATAAATCAATTGTAGATGGATTCCTGCGACATTGTAGCTCAGAATGGAATCATGTTATTATGATTTGTGGGAACCATGAGTCATACGGAGGTATATTCCAAGATACATATAAGGTACTCAAGGAACGGTATAAAAACATTCAAAACCTATATTTCCTAGATAACGAAACCATTAAAATTGGTGATGTGCGGTTTGTAGGTGGTACGATGTGGTCTGACTGCAATAATGGAGACCCAATGACTCTACTTACACTTGGATATAATATGAATGATTTTATAGTAATAAAGAATTCATATGAGGCAACACTAAAACAAGATATTTTTGGGGTCGATGCTTTGGTACTAGATAAATTCCGACCAGAACAGGCTTGGGGAGAGTTTCTGAAATTTTGTAATTATCTGGAATCTGTACTAAAAGCTAACCCAGAGGATAAAATATGCATGGTTACACACCATGCTCCATCAAAGAGAAGTACCCACCCTAGATACAAAGATGACTATGAACTAAATGGAGGATATTCTAGTGACCTAGATGACCTAATTGAAGGTTATCCACAGATTAAACTCGCTATACACGGGCACACTCATTCTCCATTTGATTACATGATAGGAGAAACTAGAGTCGTATGTAACCCTAGAGGTTATATCAATAGTGAGAAAGTTGCAGACTATTTCGAAATAAAGACAGTAGAAATCTAAACAGAGTACCATCGTGTTGCGGTTATTATAAATACTAAGTATTAACCGCAACCAATGGTACTAGTTCATGATAACAGAAATTCAAAGAACCCTATCTGGCATTTATTCTTCGGCCAATAGCACAATTATATTCGATTCAAATCCATACCTATTCGCTAATAGTGACGTAATCCTATACTTCACTAACAATGATTCAAAATTTTCAGCATCTGTTACATCAGTTTCAGGTAATAATGCTGTCATCAATTTCACTAACCCACAATACGCAAACAATCGTGTCACGGTAAAGACTAACTATTATGGTGCGGGGGTTACTGGTGTACAAGAGCCATTTTCATTCAAATTCTCAACCATCCCAAACGCAATTATTCAAGTAGGTTCTGATGGTGGAACTTCTTCTTTATCGGTTGAAGGGTCATTGGACGCTCAACATTGGGTTACTTTAGGGTCAATCCCAGTAACTACTGCGAACGCAAACACTGGTTTTATTACTGTATCTAACCCTTGGGCATATGGTAGACTAAATATATCCAGTATTGGTACTGGTCAACAAATTTCAGTGTATAAAGCTACCTAATGTAATATGAATAACGACTACCCGATAGCAAAAAAGATAAACCAAATTCTGATAAAATACTCAGATAAAATTATCACCATATTACATAATAAAAACTAGGATAAATTATGGCAATCCAAAAAGGCGCAACCGTTAAATTTACCTCCCCTATCATTCAAGGGCAAGTAATCACCAAAAAATATGATGAAGTGGCCGATGCGTTCATCTACTTGGTAGAATATGCAGATGAGTCTGGGGATATTCATCAACGTTACTTTGATGAATCACAACTGACTGTAGTATAAGGAGAAACCACATGGATCAATCATACACTCAAGATAATACAACCATTGGTGTTACTCTACCAAATGACATTGGAGAAAATGTTCAACCAAGTGGAGTTTATGTTGTCCAGGCATATGCATATGACACAGAAACACAAGTAGTTGGTGATAAACTATGGGAAACCGAAGCGGTAGCCAACAATGCAGTTGTCATCCAAGGTCGAAACGATATGCTAGACAAGTATCTAAGCGGGTCTGGTTATACCGCAGCATTGTATACATCACTAATTGATGTGACTAACTTTAGCTCAATCAGCTTGTTCGACACCGCAGCATCCCATGCAGGATGGCAAGAATACCAAAGTTATTCTGAATCCACCAGACCAGCAATCGCATGGAGCAATGCTGTAAGTGGCTCAAAAGCATTCTCTGCAAATGTAGCGTTCACCATTCCATCATCAGCAAACATCGCAGGGTTATTCATCGCAAGCAGCGCAACAAAAGGTGGAACTACTGGAGTTCTATATTCAGCAGGAATATTCTCCGAAGGGGCTCGCGTAATTAATGGTGCAGCTATCTTGAATGTTGGGTATTATACAACTCTGTCATAGAATTATCTATGAATCCAAATGATATCCCATTAATAGACCAATCATTTACGGTTTTAATTAAAAACTTCAACACCAAATACAAAATTACTAATCCATCATCTATTAGTAAAATATTATACAAAGATGCACCAATAATCATAAAATATAAAAGATAATTATGGATATTTTGTATAATACATCAACAGATTCTATATCTCTATCTGATATCCAAAATACCACAATAAATTACGATCTACCTCTATCAGAAATATTTGATCTGCAAATTAAAACTCCAGATAAACAATCCATCATACTATTACCTAATTATGATGCCTCCATCAAAAACCCCGATTTTAATATTCTGGTAATATGAACGCATCTGTATCCGATAGTTCCACTATATCTGAAAACATCAGTAGCCATATTATCTATGATCTGGTCAGAAAGGATTCTGATCTATTATCCATAATAAAATCTCAGGATAATACCTCTAAAATATCTTACACTCCAGATCATATCCATATACAATGTTTCGATAAATATATCATTATACCATCTAATAACCAAGATATATTGATTAACCCTAAAGGATAAATCTAATGCAAACCTACTCAGCCACCCAAAAAGGTCCACTTAAAGTCAATGGCTACATCGATCCTAATGATGAAACCATTATCCAAATATTCTGGGGAGCTCCAACGTTCTCCCCTAATACCGTCTACAGAATAGGGAATGTCATCAAACCCTCAACCGATAACGGCTATTACTACGAATGTATCCAAAACGGCGTATCCGGCTCCTCCGAACCTACTTGGCTCCAGGACGATACCACCGTAGGCACCGCGGTCTTTAAAGCCGTACCATTCGATCTATGGGTCTTCCCAACTGAATCTCTAACAGACTCACAATGGTCAGTCCCCAATGTTCTGATCAACGACATCTGGGCAACAGGAACCAATACAGAAGTAATCTTGGCTAATACCACTATCGGTACAGTCTCGACCTCTGTGAGAATCGCATCAATCCTGGAAACCGTCCAGGAATTTGATCTGACCAACCAAGTCACTAAATCTAATTCAGAAAAATTATCCAGAACCTTCCGCTATAAAATTAATCAACAGTAATCTTTGATTACAAGTAAGAAAGATTCATCTTTCCATGCCAGTAATATTTCAATCACCCAATAAAAAAGGGGAGCTAAATGCTCCCCTCCTCTACGCATATACCGTAGTATGATAATTACATCCAAAACAGTTTACAGTCTTCTGTGGTGGATTAGATAATAACATAACACCAGGACTCTCATCCTTCAATTCATCTCCACATACAGGACAAGCTATTCCAGTCACACCCTTATTGTGATACTCCCTAAGCTTCCTGGCATTATACTCTTCTATTGTCTCTAATACCATTAATTAACCCTTACCATGAGGAACCTCAATCTCAATAATCGGGGTAACAATAGGGGCAGGAATAGTGACTCCAAACTCTACATCAGTTACATGCGACGGTACATTAACCTGCACACATTGCCTCTTAAATGACTTACGCTGATATAACAACGAATCTCTCACCGCAAAACATGATCTCTGATCTGCATACTCAGGTCCAACCTGTACAGCCGCTCCACTCCCCTTACCTACCAATAAAATCCATACCGTAATAAATGCTTGTGTACTCATTCTATTTTCTCCTAATAATTACTCTTTGGAGTAACCCCATACGCCAATAATCCAAACCTAGTATCATCATCTATATCCTCTTTTTTCATAATACTACGTTCTCCATTAATATCTGCTAATTCCATCTCATCAGCTAAAAACGGCAACAACCATAATGGAATCAACATCATGTCAGCCTCATCACTCCATCGACCAAATCATAATTCAACCATCTGAGCTTACTGAAGATGAGATGGTTGAATACCAAAAAGAGTTTCCCCTCCTTTCATCCCCATTAAGTCTTCTGGAAAATTTCGCAATTGCTTTACTGCATATTGATCACTCCAGGTAGAATATACCATAACTTCAGACGCTCTATTCAAAATCATAGAACGGATTCTTTTACATTTTTCATATGTGTTCACATTTTCTCCTATTAGATAATAACATATATGTATAATCTTACATATCCAAATTGTAAATGCGAATCATTATCATTTACAATACCATTTATGTTTATATTTGGCGCAACGGCTGGCGCAATCAAATTTTATGATTATTCAAATCAATCTCTACTAATCTCTATATAAGCTCTTTTGACTTAGCCCGTTTTTTATTTTTAAAGATCTTCTCTTATCCTATCTTGAATCTAAGAGAATTCAGAATTCAGATAAGATTCAGAAAGCTTCTCGTTCAGCCATAGATTCTCTATATTGTTGGTAGATAATAGAATCTATAAGTTCTTTCAGTTGGATTAGTTGATCTGGAGTTACTGTGAAGTTTACGCCGTCTGGTTTGGTAAATACTATTCGTTTGTCGTGTAATTGTTTGAATTGCATAATTGTTGTTCCAGATTCAGTTTAACGGTTTTCAGGAAGTTTAGTTCATTTATAGCCAGTTCCCTAGAGGTATCGTCTATAATACTTCTTGATTCTAATTCGACATACCACCCGATATAATCTACCCAATCGGTATATGGAGAGTTTCTACAGAATTGTTCACCTGTAAATTCTTTGATTGGACAGTTTTTACAGTAAGCAGTTTTTGGAGATTCTTCATAGAAATCTATACAGCATGGACAGTTTTCTATGCCATTGTCTGTACCGTTGTTATAGATGATATTTTCCCATTTTTGGATTGAGCCTAAGATAGCTTGGAGCTGTTGATTTAGTAGATTTGTATTCATGGTTATATTATGTTAGTATGCATCTCCATCACATACACCGATCACGAACAATTTCTTACACCGGATTTTACCTTGTTGAACGGTGATAATATCATTGAGAGACACTTTACAAAATAGCACTTTTTTACCGTTGTTAAAATTCCAGTAATGAGGAGAAGATACATGTAGACCGGAAGCACAACTAGAGTCAGAGAGGTCTGGACTCTGAGCTTCAGCATATTCCCCTACGGTGTAAATGAAGTTAAGATCATAAAGAGATGATAAGTTTTCTCTCACATGTTTATAGCAGTAGACTTCGTTATTGAAGACTTTAAGGCCGGTTTGTGCTTCTATATTTTCAATTAGGTTGATTGAGAGATCGGATTTTACTACATTATACTTAATGTGCTGTTCTAATGAGACCAAAGCATTGTCATAGACCCTAGCATTACCACAGACCCTAGCATTACCACAGACCAAAGCATTGTCATAGACCAAAGCATTGTCATAGACCAAAGCATTGTCATAGACCAAAGCATTGCCACAGACCCTAGCATTGTCATAGACCAAAGCATTGCCACAGACCCAAGCATTGTCATAGACCCAAGCATTGTCATAGACCCTAGCATTGTCATAGACCCTAGCATTACCACAGACCAAAGCATTGTCAGAGACCCTAGCATTGCCATAGACCCAAGCATTGTCATAGACCCTAGCATTACCACAGACCAAAGCATTGTCATAGACCCTAGCATTGCCATAGACCCAAGCATTACCATTTTGTGATAAATTATCTACGGATTGGATATATCCACCAAGTTCACCTAATTGTACAGTAGATAAAGCTTTTAGAGCCTTTATTCTAAAGAGTTTAGTTCCACTATCGGTAGTGATAGCATCATTAGTTAATTCGTATTTCATAAGGAGTGGTTGTCAAATAAGTTTCTATGTTGGTATTATACTATAGAGTTAGTTGTTTGTCAAGGGAAATTTGTATTAAGTTATACATCTTCTTGGTGTAACCTGCCTTTATTATAACCGTGGTGATAGCCTAGTTGGAATGTAGAGAGTTGTTTTTCTTGTGTTGGGTGGTTAGATTTGGATGGTATTGTTAGTATTTTGATACACAGTTAATTCTATTTAGTGGAGGGATGGTTAGAGTCATGATATTACGTGGTAGAGTGTTTGTTGTAGAGGCTTTGGAGGCTTGATATTGGGTTTAGTGGTATGCTGGTATTGGTTTGGAGGTTATCGAGGCTTAGAGGCCGTTAGAGGGCCTCTAAGGAGGGGGTTAGAGTTCGGTAAAGGTTCTAGTGGTACAGTACAAAAGTTTCGCCTTCTACAAATTTTGACAAGATATTATTTTTAAAATTATGTTTCATTTCTTTATCACGTTGGTTGTATTCTACAGAGAAGCCCCATCCTCCTTCATTGGATGGAGTATTAATTGAGAAGTATTCTTTTAAGTGTTTCTGGAGTAATTTCTTAGATGTTATAGGAGGAGAATCCCATATATTATCGGAGTAGAATTTAGAGTTAGCGCCCTTTCTTTGGTAGCCTATTTCTTTAACATAGAGAAAGGTTTCAAGATCGGGTTTAGTTTGTGGATTAGAGATTATCATTTGTTTGTTGGATTCGTCTTCGAAAGTGAATATTGTACCCTGTTGATTATAATCGACTGAGACCAGTTCTAGAGAGTTTATGTCTAATGGATGGAGGGCGGATTCTAGATCATATATTTCGGATTGTTCTATGGAGAACAGGGAAGAGAACATAGATAGTTCTTGAGTGTATTCGGTTATGGGTAGTTTTGTAGAGTCAGGGGTATTTGGTTCTACTGGTTTATATACAGATATATCGAGGCCCATAGTTATTTCCTAGTTTGGTTTTGTTTGGTGATATTATATCATGGAGTTGTTGATTAGTCAAGCAGTTTTATGAGGGCTTAGGGAAGGCTCTAGAGCGGTGTAGAGCCTTCTGGTGGTATGTTGGTATTGGTATAGAGGGTATCGGGGCTTAGAGGCCGTTAGAGGGCCTCTAAGGTGGGGGTTATTTTGCTGGTAGGAAAATTGAAAGTAATACAGACAATATTACTACATAGAGAATAACTTCATAAAATCTTATACCCATAGGGCTACTCGGAAAATGATTGACAATGTCTTGATGTTATTTTAACTGCCATCCATTTGTTATACCAGAGGTTTGGGTGGAGTAAGACATCGTTATCAAACTGGTATTTGGTTTCATAATAAGACATTTCAGATTTTGAATAACAAACACGAAGAATTTCTTTATAGAACTCTACACCTTGTTCAACTAATTGGTTAATTTCCTCAGAGGATGAATTATATTCTCTCCAATTTGATTCAACCTTTAGCTTCTTTTTCTTTTTGTTTCGTTGTATAGTTTTTGTGGCGTAATAGTTCTTTTTCCCGATATACCTTTTACCAGTTTCAAGATCAACCATTAGGTAGACAAATCCCACCGCTTTTGGTGGGATTTCGGTATGGTCAACGGTATTAAATATCCAGGTCATCTTGGATTTCTTCAACGTCAATTTTATTATGCTTGCATACTACACAGAACTGTGGATCATCGGATATAAGACCGTCCTCATACTCAATGGTATATTCTGAATCGCACTCATAACATCTTACTAATAATTTCATATTTACTCTCTCCTTGAGAAGTTTGTTTATAATATGAAATTATATATGCAGGCAAATTTACTGGTATGTAAGAGTAAATATTAACACTTCAAGCAATAAAATAATTGTCGAATAGAATTTTATTTTAGGTAATTGATCCAAATATGCTAGATACAATTGACGATCAGTTTGTATAAAGGATTTATGATAATTAACAGATATTACAATACAAGCAATTATTGTATATTGTATGAATGCCATACCAATTAAAAATAGAGTTGCTAAAACTATTAACATCATTTCCCCTTGGAGTCTGTAGCGTACCATCCATTACCCTTTAAAATAAACCCCGTTGAGGTTGATATTTTACGTTTAGGTTTTGGGGTATCACAAAACTTACATTTTTCTGGGTCGGATTGATCACGCCTCAATTCTTCCCAAACTTCTTTACACGATTCACATTCATAATCTCTTAGAGGCACAATCCCCCCTTACACCCACCTTTAATCCACCTATACAAAGAAACATCTGGATGGGGTTTACCAACTAAGGTTTTAGTTAAAAGCCAATATAACTCTATAAAATAACATAATATCATACTGATTAACCCATAATAATCATGAAGAAATGTGCTCGTATAGACAAGTAATAGAGTTAAAGTTAACCAAAAAAATGATAAAAATAATGACATAAATTCTCCTTAAAATTGGGGAGTTTCCTCCCCATTCAATATTAACCTTCGCAGGCTACACAATGACCTTTAGCTGAACCCACATCGATTCCCGTTTCTGATCTAACATAATACAAGGATTTAATCCAAGGGTCTTTAAATGCTACTTTATGAACCTCGGATATATATTCTTCAGATTCATCAGCAGAGAAGAATAAGTTGATACTTTGAGCTTGATCTATGTATCGTTGCCTTGAAGACGCCAAACGGATGATTTGTGTTTGATTGATTTCAAAGGCGGTTTTAAATACTGCTTTTTCATCATCAGTCAACCAGTCAACATGCTGAACCGAACCACTATGCTCAACAATATCTTCAATCACTTCTGGGGTGTAAACACCTTTACCCTTCATAATTTTAAGCAATGTAGAGTTAACTCTACTCATTTTACCAGCAGAGGTAGACTGAACAAACGCATTCTTATAAATTGGCTCAATTCCTTGAGACACAGAACCAGCAATAATTGCAGAAGATAAATTTGGAGCTACAGCAATACGATGTGTATTTCGTACACCGTAACCTTTACACCAAGTGGGTTCCCCCCATTGTTCAGCCATCCATTTAGATGCCCTTAACGATTCATCATACAAATGTTTGAAAATTTCAATGTTCTTGTAATACGCATCCATTGATTCAAACGCAATCATGTTGTCTTGGAGATATGTGTGAAAGCCTAACAGACCCAAACCAAGAGCACGACTATCTTCTGCAAACTTAACAACCTTTTCCATACCTGGAACATTCTTACCAATTTCTATCAAATCTTGGTTAACGCAATCCAGGAATACTGTTGCATTGAATACTGCATCAGTATTTTTCCATTCATCATACATTGTACAATTCATTGAAGATAGAACACACGCAAAAGTATAATTTACTTCGTCCGAATAAAGGCAGACCTCTGTACAGAGATTACTCGCCTTAACATCAAGCCCCAAATCCTTATACATCTGAGGGTTCTGTTTATTAACCTTATCAACAAAGAAAAAATAACCCTTACCAGTAATCATCTTCAACTTCATTGCTTCCTGATAACGATCTATTGCATCAGGATCATTTGCATCTAATCTATCAATAAACTTATCTGTAACAACCCATCCAATGTTTGCATCATCCGGATTCTTAGAGATAAAATTAACGAGTTCATAGAAATCTTTATGATCAATTTCTACATAACCAGCCCATGCCCCACGACGCTGGGAACCTTGACTAATGTCTCTAGACATTTGGACGAAGTCTTTAAATACCGGCAATACACCAGATGCCGAACCTTTTAGACCAGTAATTTTAGACCCCCTTGGACGAATTGCTCCTAAATAGCCAGATGTACCAAAACCATTCTTAGATAGAATAGCCGCTTCTTTTTGAGCCTCATAGAACCCATAAACACTGTCATCTATTGTCCCACCAGAACATGATACAGAACATCCTACCCCCGTCCCCATGTTAGAAAGAACTGGAGTAGATCCGGCTAACCACCCATTCCAAAGTAATTCAAAGAATTTATGTTCCCATAAAACAGGATCATCGGTATAAATTGCTGCCCGTTTAGCTATACGTTTATGTACAGATTCTAGGTCAGGATACAAATCAGCCAAATATTTTTCCTTCAACATCTGCCATGATAGAGTTGTTACCCAATATGGTAATTTACCTTCATTCTGGAGGCGTTTTCGCTCCATAGACAATTCATCATAAATACTTACTTCCTTAACCATTCAGTTCTCCTACAATTTCTTTGATAATTTGTCTATCAATTTCCTCAATCAAAGCATCACTATATTCAATATCAAGATAATCAAAACTTTGATCATCGCAATTTAAGTCTTCCAGTGTTTCTACCATATAAATCTACCCTTAACCCAATTCCTATTATAATCATTCCCCTGTACAGCAAAAAAATCATGTAAGGTGCTACTTTCCAAATCCAAATAAAACCAATTTTTTATTGGATTCCACTTAGGTTTAAAAATGGCATTAAAACTTAAACCAATCAAACAATGATCAAGCCTAGACTCAACAAAGTTATTTAATTGAAGTTCAGACGTTCCTTTAATTGGACCTTTCTCAAAAATTTTCTTATTGATTGCTGCTTCATGTTCACGAATTATTCGTGCAGTTTCTTCAAATTCCAAACGGAGAGCTTCAATATCAGCGTCTGTGATTTCACCAGCATCCAGAGCTTCTTGCAACAAAGTTCTGAATAACCAAGCACCAGCGGTACTATGGAGGGTTTCATCAATAGCAGAGAAGTTAATCCCAGAATTGATAACGGCTAATTTATTTTTACCATTACTAGCAAAATGCTTCAAGAAAGCAAATGAACTATACAGGATAGCACCTTCAATCATGGAGAAAATTCCAATAGATTTCAGCTTATCATGTAAAGTATCACGTTTGGATACACGTTTTGCGATCCAAGCCATACGATTCTTTAGAACTGGATCATCTAAATATGAATTGTAGAATTCATCAGTATCCAATCCAAGTAACTCATTGATTTTATTATAAACATATTGTTGTATCTCAGTCATCTCTGCTGAGCTTCTGTATATTACTATACAGATCAGACTATATCATCACCCTCTTTAATAGAGGGGCTATTCGTTCGAAAATCTACTTTATATAAAAAACTTTCAGTCATATACGGTGTAACACCTTCTATAAATCTAGGAATATCTTTAGACCTAAGCCTAAGTGTAAAATATTTAGTTCCAGTCTTCACCACATTAAACTCTAAATCTAGATATTCTTTTAGGGCTTTCTTTAGAACTAAATAATCACCATAAGAAAGTCTGCATAAATTTAAGGTTAATGTATAAGATACTACCTTTCCATCTTTTTCATATTTACCTAAACATCCATCACACATATACAATATAGCTAATGCTTCAAAATCCAATAGCTTTAAAGCATGTATGTCTATAGATTTATAATTTTCAAAATATATTCTATCCCTAATTGCATTAAAAAATGGATGTAAAGGGGTATATATTTTTAGTAAATTTTTACGAGGAAGATCCCTAGTATATTTTATCATCTTACATGAAGTTACGTTTTCCAGAATACCTTGACAATACTCTAAAAAATCTCTATGGTCTTCTGTCATACTCATACTAAATAAACAGTTCTTAGAACCTCTATTGTGGTAGATAGAACCATCACCCATAGTCATAAATGAAATCAATTTTACAAGTCGTTTTTTATCTTCAATTTTCATAGTCGTTACACATCCCATATCGGGTTAGCACGGTATTGTCCTAAAAGGAGTTTCACCGTTTTTAGATTAGTTTTCCTAATTTATTACTAAATTAGGCCGCCTTTGACGGTGCGTGTACATTCAATTCAAAGAAGCTGAATGCATTTGCCATTCTTTGTATATCTGGTCGTTGAAATACACTAGCAATGTAATTGCTCCAGTATTCATTACCGACATTTACCTCATATAGAGTAAACAATTTCAGGGTAGATACAACTCCATGATATTCTGATTCAGTAAAATCAGTTTTTAAGCTATGTAAATCTTTTTCTACTTCGATTTCCTTTGGAAACCACATAATAGATGCTTGATCTTCCGCAAACTTAATAGCTTGTGGATAATCAATGGTGTAAGAAGTTTTCGGTTCTAATAATCTAATTCCCATATAATTCCTCGTGTTTAAATTAACATCCCTGTATCAAATTCCATATTGATGACATTATCAGTGTTCAGGGTGTAAACTATATATACACCCAAATAGCATTAAATGTCGTTTTCTGCTCTAACTTCGGACTTAATGATCTCAAAACCTTCTGGATAACGTGCAGACAATTTTTCTATATTCATCATCAAAATTTCTTCAATGGTGGTATCCAGTGCAATACATGCAATATTGAGATACCAAACAATGTCACCCAATTCACGTTTCATATGAAAAATGGAATCCTCATCTAGAGGCTTACCTTGATAAACGATTTTCTTAACAACTTCCCCAAATTCTCCAGCTTCGGCGGTCAAACCAGCTTCGGCGGTCAATAATTCTGGAATTTTGATACCAAAATCATTATCATCCAATTCTTCTAATCGTTCAATCAAGATATCAAAGTTTGAAGATGCTGGGGAGATAGTGGTTTGGGCAAAGTCTTGGTATTTTTCAGTTAATGTCATGGGGTTCTCCATTGTTGATTGTTGGTAAAGTAATTCAAGTTGTTCAATCAGCAATGAATCTTTGACAACTGATGTAGTAACATCAGGTTCCCATTTGAACCAGACACCTTCCTCAGCTCTCAAAAATTCACTACCAAACGCTAATAATTTTTCTGTCACATTTTCTCCACATAACGCATATTAAAATATTATTATACACCAAAAACACAAAAAAGTCAATCTATTTTCTTCCATTTAATGAATTCTAATTGAGCAGATAACCCACTAAAGGTATTATCTTCAATTATTTTTAATATTCTCTCAGGAGAAATACCATCTTTCACCATTTGGTTTATATCTTTACTCTTAACTGATTCAGGGAATAAACAAACATTATATCCAGAATCAATCCACTTTTTGATGTTTTTAACAATATTCTTATTTCTTGGTTCAAAATCAGGTATGAGAACCAAATTCTCTTTATCAAAATACCTGGATGCAACACTTAGATTCGAATCTGCTGTCGCAATACAATTAGGTATGAACAAAGAATCAATTGGACCCTCACACACATAAACGGTTTTCTTTTTATTTACACGATGTAACCCAAAAATTTTATCATTTGCCTCAGCCAACTTGATGGTAATGTATCTCATTGGGCTGGCATCAATGGCTCTACCCTGAAATGCAATCAGTTTTTTATGTTTATCATAAAATGGGATGATTACTCTGCTAGAAGTTTTATCGAACTCCTTTCCACAGATTTCCTTAGCAAATTTTGCAAAGTCTTCGGCATAAAATAACTCAGAAAAGAATTTTTCTGGAATTTTTCTACCTATGAGGTATAGTTTTGCTGGGTGATCATCATCCAATGATGATATAGTTGGTAAATTTAACTGGGTATCTACCAGAGGAATATCAAATTTAGGAGGTTTTGGTATTATCCTATTAGAGGCATCTACCTTTTTGGTATATTTCTCACCAAATGTTTCAAGAAGGTATTCTTTAGCTAGACTTGGATCTAATTTTTGGATTACATTATATAAATTGGTTCCAGGACAACCATTATGGCAAGCAAAAAAATAACTATCACCCTTGGCATAAATGTAACCACGGGCTTTAGATTTATTTTTCTGTGAGTCTCCACAGATATGACACCTAAAGTTGAATAGGTTAGTATTTTTCTGTTGGAAATTTTGTAACTTAGGGGATAGTAGTAAGGTATACTTACGATCAATAAAAATAGCCATAAAATAATAAAAAATAAGCCTGGAAACCCAAGCTTATTATATAACAGAATGCTTAATTTGTAAAGCGTTAATTGAATATTTTTTTAACAAAGTCAATATTAGTAACAATCCATCCAATAAAAAGAGCAACTGCACCAATACCATAAACCAAGTTATTAATTTTACCGACATATTCATCATATTCTTTTTTATGTGTAGTCAAAGTTGTATCCACTTCTTTAATTTCACTACGAAGAATCTGTTCTATTGATTCCACCCGATCATTGATCAGTTTTTTAGTGTTCTCAATAGTTTCATACAACTCAGATACTTCATCTTTGGTCGAATTAAATTTTTCGTCTATAACAGATGAGGTCTTATTAAATAAAACCTCATGCTGAGTTTCAATTTTCTCAATAACTCTATCCATTTTATCAAATAGCGTTTTGATAAATGAAACATCTTTCTTGAGAAGTTCAATCTCAGTCCGTAATTCAGAAAAATTTATTATTTGGTTAGGTGACACTCTTTCCTCTGTCATGTAACTTCCTTCTGCGTATACCTTGTGAGTTCGTCTCACCATTGGTAAGTAGATCTAATTTATGGGAGTACTCTAATAGTGACTTAAATACTCTCAAATAGTTTGAATATTCCGAATTATCTGATGAAATCTCAGATTCATCAACCACATCATTACTATATTTATTAGTTTCTGAAATACAAGACATAATATCAACCCATTATTTAGAGTTAAATAACTCTTGCTCAATTCTTCTACGATTAACAAGACCTTTCATAACTTTACCATTTGCTCTAACCCATTTACCAAATTCAAGAGAAGCTTGTTGATACTTACCTTTATTTAATAACTTAAGACAAGTAGATTTCTTAAATGCAGTAGTTCCAATATTATAAATGAAACTACACAACGCATCGAATTGATTCTGAGTTAATGGGACAGTTACACATTCCTTAATAATCGGATACACTTCATCATGCAAATATTCACGACATGCTTCATATGCCTGTTCTTTTGTTATGGCTAACCCCTTAACAACCTTTTTACCGTCAACATAGGTACTACCTATACCAATAGTCCAAGGTTCCCCACCAGTTGCTGGGTCAGGATAAGCAGTTAACTTAATTCCTTCTACATCATCAAGTATATCAAGTCCATGTAATGAGATTTCCATATCATTTCAACTTCTGTAATTTATAAATGGTTACGTTACATAATTCTGATATTTCATCAATAATATTTTGAATAGATGAATCATCAGTAATTAAATCTTTATTGGTAGCAATCCAGTCTCTCAACTCAGCAATTACCACTTCACCAACTTTCATTTCTGGGGCCAATGGAGGCATAGTAATAAATTTACCATACTTACCAATATATGCTTCACAAAACTTATCCACAGCACCGATAACTTCGCTATAAAACGTAGATAAAGCCTGATGCTCAGAATATGAATCGGTACTTAAGTGCGCAAAATGTGCAGTTGTTGCAACAGACCAACAACGAGAAAATAATTCAGAGGCATATGTGTTGGAAACATCATCTGCACCCGATTTATTAACTAATTTGGGTTTATCTTTTGTCTTATCTGCGGTCTTTGGTTTAGCTTTTGGTTTAGAATCAGTAGCTTCGGTTAAACGATACTGCTCACTGACACCTTTAAGCCTAGTAAGGTATTTTAATTTTACATCAACACCTTTACGCTTTTTACTTACACCGGGTTCACCGTCTTTACCCACACCAACACCAGCAATAGCGCCACCACCAACACAATTGGCCGGAGCACCACCTTCATTTTCGTCTATAATATTAGTCATATGTTTCTTAAAATGTTAGCGATATCCATATCTATAGGAATATCGGAGGAAATAATTTTTACACCATTAAATGACACATCTTCTGGCATCCTATTTAAAAATATCAAAAAAGTTTTCAGTGCGCTATAACAATCTTCATCCAGTCTATAAAACAACATCACGGTAACAACAGACTGAGGCTCAAACACATTATACAATAAAATAAAATGATTTAGTATTAACCTATCAGATAATACTCCAGTTTTCTTATACCTCTTAATTAAACGCTTAATATAACTTATACGCTTAATATCAGAGGTAAATTCCTGCAATGTATAATGTAAAGACCTATAATACTTTGCCGCATATAACAAAAAATTCTCATTAGTTAAATTTACAATCATACTAAATCAATTCAGCTTGACACTTATATAATCCATCTATTAATTTAAATGAAAATTTTACAGTATATTTGCGATAATCTTCAATTTTACCTTTAAATTCATCCCATACCACATAATGATCACCAACAATAACTTCCAGTGAACCACTCTTATCATTGGTAGTTTTTACATAAGGAAACTCTAAATTATACATTGCTAAAAGTTTTCTAACTTTTGCAATTGCTTCATCTAAAGTTTTAAATTGTTGGCGTAAAGTTAAATCCAAATTTCTATTTAACTCATCTTTAATTTCGGGAATTGACACATCTGTACCAGTAGTCTCAATATCAACTACTGGCACAGATGAATAATATTCTCTAATAAAAGTGGTAAAACTTTTCATTAGACCCCAGTGAAGAATGGAGCACTTGCATTTGCATCAGCAGAAGATGGAGTAGACAGCGCAACCAAAACTTCTGATTGAACGCGACCAGCTCTACCACCAGTAGTAGCAGTAAACACCAAAGTTGCATTATTACCACTAGAAGCAGAAACAGTAGGAGCAGAGGTATACCCAGAACCTCCACTATTAACGGTGATGGTAATATTATTACCACCGGTAACATCCATTTTAACGTTAGCTGATACAATAGGAACGATTGAACCGGTATTTGCTCCTGTAATAGTTAAATATTCAGAAGTAAAAATTAATCCAGAAGTTACATTTGACACCGCAACGCTTTTCAATGGACCAGTTCCAACATCATAATGAACCCATCCAGTGTGTGCTGTCTGCTTATTAACAACACCCTGAGAGGTATTAGAATTGGCTAAACGAGAAGTAGTTACAAGAACAGTATTGTTTGAATAATTATTTGCATAATCTCTTTCTCTACCTAAAGTAGAGATATATTTCGGCTCATTATTAGCTTGAGCATCTGTAGATTTCCAGCCTGACATATTAGAATTCCTTTTGTTGTTTAAAAAATGTTTTATAGTATTTATAATAATTAGGAATCAGCATCACAATCAGAGGAACCGCCATCACCTTTCTTTGATAGATCCTTACCTGTAACATAGAACTCTACATCAGACTTTTTAGATTTATTAGATGCCTTCAAAACATTCTTAACTTTTGCCGAACTTTCCGTAGCTTCAGATGCAGTTTGTCTGCTTGCAATACCAGCGGCTTGTTTATAAATTTTAATAGCCAAAGGCTTTTTGATGGTTTTGTGTCTGGGGACAGCAATCATATCATTTCTATCTTTAGATTTTGTAGGATGTTTGAAAATTGTATGTTCGCCACCCTCACTTTTCTGGAATCCCAATTTAAACAAATCATGTTCAACTTCATGACGTTTCTTGTCACCAATTTTTTCTTCATCCAGCAAAAATTCATCTTCTGGATTGAATGCTTCTTGAAACTGACGATTCCGAACCCAGGCAGAAAATGCTGGAGAATTTTTAATACTTTTACGCAAGACGTTACCCGTCTTACCTCTAAGTTTATATGGGTCCAACCCTAAACTCCGGTAATATGTAACAACCAAGTCATATTTGGATGTTGCGACAGAAACTTCATCAAGTTCTTCAACACCCTCCCTCATAATATCATGTAACTGTTCTAAATCCATTATTTAATCTCCTTTAGATATTTTTTGGAATTACTTTCTGCTTAAACAAAATTTTCTTGGTTTTGTTTAAAACGTTCTTAATAGTGTCTCGCTTAACGAGGGCAGGGGTATCATTGGAATTGGTAAACATAGATGGAGATGCATCAAACTCTGGGCTATAGATAGATTCACTAATAGACTTAGTAAACAATTTATCCCTAAATGATGAGACAAGTTCTTCGATTTCAATATCTGGAACAGTAAAATCGAAGTCATGGAGAATAGAAAACGTAAAATCTCTCTGTTCAGACAAATCCAACTGAGCAGAGTTATCTACAATAACATTAGAAGAAAATTCTTTTAATATAGAACCTTTATTGGAACTACCAAGGCCAATTTTCATCAAACATTCAGATAGGTTTTGTCTACCCTCTAAACGTTTCATAGAAGTATCTAAATTAGCCTCAACCAAAACCAAATGAATTTCATATCCTACAGATTCTAAAACCCGTTTAGTTGATATGAAATTCAGATCATATGAATTAGCCGTAACTATAACAGATTTACCATCAAGTAAAGCATCCTGCTTTTCCATTTTAGCCCTCTTGAAAGCAACATCATTTGATAGCATTTCATCTATCTGTACAGATGTAAACTCTACAAGGTTGTACTTCGACGAAATATCTCGAATTACAACATCCTTACCAGAACCAGGAGAACCGATTATAAAAATAGCTTGATTTGTTTTCATTATCCTTTAAAAATTCCCGTTAACACTATTATTACTATTTATTCCAAAAATACTTCCTGAAATTTACGCATCACATTTTCTGGGTTAAATTGCGATACAATATTACCATATGTATCATATAAAGAAATATTATCCAATTGAGTCAACAATTCAACACCAGTATTAAACAATAACCCAGTACCATTAAGAAGATCAACATGATGTTTATCTCTACCACCAGCATAAGAAAATACTGGCTTGTTGTGAAATAATCCTTCACACAAAGCTAATCCAAAACTTTCACCATCTGATCTAGCATGTAACATTGCATCACAGGATAGAATAAAATCCGTTTTCTCTTGTGGGGGAATTATTGGAGGTAGAAATAAAACGTTTGGTAAATTACAAAATGGTCTAGTATTCACAAACACAAACACGTAATTTGGGTGTGAAATTGCATAATGATAAACTACCTCCATAGCAAACGGAATATCGAATTGATTTAATCCTCCATATCTACCAACAACAATACTATCACGCGGGATACCAATTCTATCCCTCCAATCAGTTTTAGCCTCTAATGGTAGCGTGACAATATGTGGAACATATTGGGTAGTATCATTAGACGCAACTCTGGATAACCATGAGGAAACATATGCATATTTATCTCCATGAGGTTGATAGCAATTAAATACAACATGAACCAAATTCTTAACACCTGGAACCAATACTCCATCATTATAACCAGCTTTCAGGTTATAGAAATGTGTAATATTGTTATCGCGACAAAGTTGCTCAACCTCAGAAAAATCATCATACCCAAGTGTAGTAAAATTAGATTTTACATACTCCACCACAGATGGGTCTTGTGGAGTAATACCAGGATCATCATAATTAATCACAGGAGATTTGTTATATAAGATAACACTCTCATTACCCAAAATTTCTTGATTATATTTAGCATAATCAAGAGTTGCAGTTGTTGTCCCCCTATGACATAGTGGGTTGGCGTGAAATGCAATTTTCATAAATTCTTATATTTTTCCTCACAATACTTCATTTCAGATTCTCTCAAGGCAATAAGAGCTGGATCACGGAAAGCAGAACATTCATGCTCTCTGAATGCAACTAAGGTATCTGATATAATAATTGGATCACCATAATGATAAAATGAACGATAGAAATATTCACCATCAACAATAAATTTCAGGTTTGTATCCATTTCTAACTCATACCCCTTCCGTATAGCATATGTAGATGGGTTTCCTGTAGTATTATCACCATTTACGTATCTATTACCATACCAAGGAACCCTAGTATCCCAAAACTGTGTTTTATCTTGGTTACAATGGGTAAACCCACAAATAGACCATTTATTATTAGGATTCTTAATGAACCCATCAACAATAATAGATAATGCAGTAGTGTCAACAAAAAAATCATCAACATACATCAACTTGATAATATCACCAGAAGCGTATTTCAATGCAGTATTAACATTTTCTGCTGCACATGTAGCAGTATATGCTGTCACATATTTAATATCATAGATATAAGAAAATGCTGTACAAATCTTCTCAAACGCATAATCGTTTTTATATGTAGATTGATCAGATACAATAACCTCAAAATTCTTATACTGTTGATACATTAAGTGTGATAAGAATTCAACTAAGAATTTCTCACATAACCCATCAGACATAGAATAGACAGGAACACAAATACTTACTTTCAAATTACACCTCTCATTAAATCTATGTAATATTTCATTTCAATAGTCAAATCTTTAGACATATTTTTATGTTCATGATACAATTTCAGTAAACTATCATCAGTTAATCCTTGACCATAATATGTGTGATTTGTACCCATACCCCGAATCTTATCCACAGTAGGAATTCTCGTTTGGATCTGCAACTTACGCCCATAAAATTCTG